TACATCTTCAGTGACCTGTGCTACGATCTCCATGACATGCTGACAATGGTTGAAGTAGGGATCGCCGTTGTCGTCCACCTGCGAGGCGTGTGCCTCCCGCGCGAAGTTGTATGCCTTGGTGTAGAGGTCAGTCATTGTCTCGTCGCCTTCTCATCGTCAAGCGCTTCAGGTGCTGGCTGCTGGTCTGCGTTCATCCCGCTTGTGTGCGGGTCTCCGTTCACTTCACGATTCTCTGCCGTTGTAATCCAGCTACGCTTGTGCCAAAGCCTCAATTCTCGTTGTCTTCGTTCAGCATGAGCGAGTTCCCAAGCTTCTTCACTTAGCTTACACCAATGTGTCCCTTGTGAATTATGGTGCCGTATAACTATACGTCCAAAGCTAACAAAGCTTTCCTTATTCCAGCGGTTAGCAATTGCCATATCAATATCATTCATATGACGAGTGTCAACTCTACCACCAAAATCTACTGCCCGCGTCTCAAGAAAGAGTAACAGACTTCGTTCATCTTTACTCATCTCAGATAATTTCATACCTTTCCTCCGGTCATTGCGATCGCCTGATCAAATGGAAACTTCGCTCCATACTTACAGATGATCTCTACATCTTCGTCTGGAGATAACCCCTTGCCTTTTCCGATGTACGCCTTATCTTCAAAGCCGTTGTTCATTGCGACTATGCCGATGGTGTCACCGTCCCATAGGGTGAACCAGACTACACCGTACACTTTATTCTCGGTCATTGTATCCTCCAGCTTTGTATGTGCCAAGCTTCTTCAATACTCTTGTCAGCTCGAGCCTTCAATTCTTTGAGCGACTTGATTCTTTTGTCAGCTTGCTTCTTGTAGACGTTGGCTTCCTCTCGGGTTGTTGGAACATAGTAGCTCCAGTCTTCCCCTATCAATTCTGCTACGACAAAGCAGTTACTTCTTCGTCTAAGCTTAGAGATAGAGCGGTGAAGCATATCTGTGAGAATAAATTGATTCAACTCCTTCATCTCAGATCGCTTCAGACCGTAGACCTTCTCAAACATCTTCACTCTCGTGATGGCGTTCTTCTTTCCGATATGACTTCGCATCAGGTCCATGATGTCTTCGGCTACAATACCGACAGTCACATCAACCCATTCGAACTTGGATTTCTGCTTCAGTTCAAGCACTTGCATTTTGCTTCTCCAAGTAATAGTATCGGGCGTTGATCTGTGACTTCCTTCTGTTCGGTAGCTTTTCTTCCAAATACGCAATGTTGTTTGCTACAGATTTTCTGTTGTCCCAGAGCTTATCGAATAAAGCTTTCTCTGCCTCAGTCCAGGGATTGTATCCCTTCTTCGTCGTTGTCATCTTCTTCATTGGTTGCACCACGTGTAGATTGACTAGCTTCTTTGAGAGCGTCATCAATCCTTGGAGCTCACTTGCGTCAAGAGTTGACGGTATCATGAGCTTCACAGCCACGTAGTCGTTTATGTTTATTGTGTGCTCGAGGAGCACTTCTTTGTCTTTCATGTTGTTTCCCCTGTTATACTTTTCTTACCGTTCAGCACGTCTTTGTGTGCTCGTATGTAAGCGTCAATCTCGGCTTCAGTATGTTTGAGCCGAATATGATCAAAGATCCTGCGCCTGAGCGCGGTCTTGTTTCCTTCCATGTGTGTTACCCAATTACACAATGGACATGTAACTAGCGCGGTCTTCGCTACTAGTCTAGCTTTGTGTGCTCTCATGAACCACATCCCGGACATTCGTAGTAGACTTCATCGAGCTCATCATCCGCGGCTACGATAACTAGTTTGCTTCCGCAGTTGGTGCATAGTCCTTTCTCTTCGACTTCAACCATGCACGTGCTGAGATCGCCTTCAGGCGGGAAGTGCTCTGCATTGAAATCAAGATCGATGTGTTTGTCGCAATACTCGCAATAGACGATGCTCATTTCATCTTCCTCCTTCGTACAGGACGTAAGCATTCACAGCGTTCTTTCGGTCCTTCAACTCCAGGCGAAACATAGGGTAATTCGCACTTATAGCACGTTCCGCAGAACGGGCAGACGTTGAACTCCATCCAGCGATCTTTACCGCATCGTTCGCATTGCTTGATCTTTGCCATCATGCTTCCTCCTTCTTGAGAGGCGGGTATCTGTCTCCACAGTTAGCGCAATAAGGAACGTCTTGCAGATAGCCTTCGTCCATCATCATCTCTCCCTTGTGCACAACTGCGTTACAACATTGGGTTCTTTTGTGAAGTAGCTCTGCGTCTCGTTTGTCTTCCATTGTCTTCTCCTCAGCAGTAGCAATCGCACCGCGGCTTTCCACACAATGTGCAGATGTCGTTGATGTCGATGCACTTCTGTCTGATCTCTTCCATGCAATCGTGGCAAGCGTGCGGGACGAACAGACCCTCCAGCCTGTTCGTCTTTTTCCCGCAGTGCTTGCACGTTTGTCTAGTCGTTGTCTGTACTGTCGCCATCGTCTTCCTCCTCAGCAAAAGCTTTGATCGCGTCAAAATGCTCAACGATCAATTGCGCTTTCTTCTTCCCGAACTTAAATGGGAACTTATCATCTGGGTTTAGCACGAGAAGTTTGTGCCCTTTGTATTCTGTAAATTCAGTCATTGTCTTCTTCATCCTCTTCTTCGTCTCTAGTTGCTGTACCGGCTTGGGTGTTGTTGACTGTTACGAGGTCAACTACCATAGTGTTCGATACAACACCTACGTTGTCGCGAGCAATCTCTTCAGCTTGCATCTTCGCGTCTTCTTCGTTGTCTGCCTCAACTGAGACAGAGACTTCGATGTCGCATGATACGTCTACGATGTAGTTTACCATCTAGCAGACCTCGAAGTATTCACCAAGCACGTTGAGCAGGTGATTGTAGTCACCGCTTGTTGCTTCGGTTCGGATCTTGTTCCAATCCATATCGTTCTTTTCAGCAACTCGTCTTGCCTTCCCAAGTAGAGCGAAAGCGTTGCCGTCTGTTCCAATTATTTCTAGTTCAGGTTTCATTTGTGTCTTCCTCCTTGATGTACCGACTAGATACTACGGATGTCTTACATGTGTTGCAAGTAGCGGTTTGATGAACTCGTCTTGCTCGAACGAACGGTTCAAAACAAGCGTTTGGACATTCAATGCGCCAACCCCGAGTGCGTTTAACTGGTACACCCATGTGTAAGCGGGTACCAGATCCTCCCATCGAAATGAACTTCTGTCTCCAGACTGGAGAGTGGTGTTCACCTGGACAGAGGGCGTGTGCTGCCTCATGGATCACGGTGTCTTTGAGCTCTTCCCATGGACTCTGCTCGACATGATGCTTGCTGATAAGAATCGTCTTCTTTCGTGGCATGCATCGTCCGAGTGTCCTGAAGCCTGAACCCCAACGGAGAATCCAGTCATGAAGATCGTACTTGGTCTGGACTTCTTCCCAGAAAGCACGAACCTGCTTTTGCTTCTCCGTCTCGGCTGCTTGCTTCCGAGCGAGTCTTCGTTCTTTTCGGCGTTGTTTTTTGTCGGTCATCGTAGTGTGTGTAGATCACCCCTAGAGGGGTATATATCTATAGATATAGAACCAAATACATGTTTATAAACCTTTCTCCGCCTGATTAAAACCTTTAGATAAAGTATAGATCTATATTCTATAAATCTATATTCTATAGATCAATATTTTAGAGTAGATATGTTATTACTAATCGGTTACAAGAATCACTCCTCTATAGGTATAACAAAGTATATAAATACCAGAACCCTAATAAAACTATCAAATAGGAGGGTGACACACCATGCCAAGATATGACGAAGAAACACAAAAGAAAGCTTTGGCTCTAGCACAAAAGGGCACACCACTGAAAGAAGTACAACGACAAGTCGGACCGAATCCAAGCGCTATCAAGAGATACGCGAAGAAGCTCGGAATCAAGCTGCCAAAGAAAGAAGCAGCACAGAAGAAACCAGCTGCATCGAAACCTGCAGCAAAGCCGGCGACGAAACCTGCAGCGAAGTAAGTCTCAATGATCGTAATCATTGACGGCACAGATTGTGCTGGCAAGACAACTTTGTTAGAGCGGGTGAGCAAGAAGCTCAATCGTGGAGCGATCATCAAGAATACCTTCAAGCCGAAGGTGTCGAAAGATCACGACGCAATTAAAGTTCAATACTCACAGCTCGCTGCAGCGGGTAGAAAGCTGGTCGAGGAAGCTGGCCAACTAATTTTCCTCGACCGCTTTTATCCATCTCAATTAGTGTACTCGGTACTGCGTGAAGACGATGAGCTTCACAATGCGTGGTACACTGGATTTGAGGTCGCAATAAGTGATATTGCCAAATACGTCTGGGTCTACGAAGATAAAGAGACTTTGGCTGAACGGTACAAGGACAGAGGAGATGAGCACGTCAATTTAGAACAGATCTACATGCTGCATGACAGGTATGAAGAATTCTTTGAACGCTGCACGCTCCAGAAGATCAAAGTTAAATCGATGGACGAGGACGCTGTAGAGCAGGTCATTGCATTCATCGAACGAGGATAACATGGTAAACATAAACGATATGGATGGACCTGAGCAGGTCCCAGAGAACGTACTGCAAGCTATCTTTGAGAAGCAATGGAAACTCGCAGAGAAATACAAAGATATTGAAGGGATGGAAGATCTGTTATCGGAGAAGCGCTTAAAGACAAATCTCGACACGCAATTTGGCCAGATCTGGCTGAAAGATTTCTGTTGGAGAGTGACTGAAGAATTAGCTGAGAGTATAGAGCCGGTCTACATGCATGAAGAACTAACAGACGAAATGCGTCAGCACTACATTGAAGAGCTAGCTGATGCACTTCACTTCTTTGTTGAGCTGTGTATCATAGCAGGCTACTCAGAGAATGATTTCAAGAATATTGAAGACATCACTACAGAAGTCATCACAGAGATTGAAAACGAGAACGCTGATCAATTAGCTGCAAACCACTGGTCCGTAGTATATTATTTGGGACTGTTTGCCAATTGTTTGAAGCAAAAGAAGTGGAAGCAAACACATCAACTCACAGATCGCAAGAAGGCTTTCAGCAATTTGAACAAAGCGTACGAAGCGCTGATCATGGCAATGAAATTCGCCGGATGTACAGATGAGGATATCTACAGCTTCTATTTCAAAAAGAACGCTGTGAATCAATTCCGACAACGGAGTAACTATTAGGAGGAACACACTATGCCAGAAGAAGAAAACAAAACAGAAGAAGTACACGTATTCGAAGAGACAAAGGAGAGCTTACATCTAGTCAAAGATAAGTTTGAGCTGAAAGTATCAACGGACAAGATTGAAGGCGCAACAGAACCAGATATCGTACTCATTGTGCAAAAGAAATTGCGCTGGAAAGGCAAGAAGCCCTACGACATGGCTGATTTCGAAATCGCGCAAGAAGAATTTGCAGCAGCGCTAATGGAGAGACGATGAGAATCTATCAGAACATGAGAGAAGCCATGAATGAGATCAAACGTGATCTAGCTGAAATGGGAGTTGTCGTTAGACCACACACCATGCAGAATAAAGATGTGCGTGGCAATTCAGACTATGACACATTCGAGACGCAGAACTATTGCTACTGCATTCTAGACATGGGTGATAAAGATAGACTTGTGCCACATCTTGAATGGTGCAAGGCTGAGCACGCTGAAAGAGTTGATCCAAACTACATGAATCCTGGTAAAGCTTGGGAGCTACGTGCAGATGTGTGGAAAGAGTTCCTTCGGCCAATCAAAGATATGATCGACGCGCCAGAGTACAAAGATGACGGAAGGTTCTGGGACCACGTTCCACCTAACGTTGAAGATGATTACATGGTGTTCGAATACACATACAACGAACGACTTCAGTGGCAGATTGCTGGTATCGTAGAAGAGCTCAAAGTAAACCCGGACACAAGACAAGCAATAATTCAAGTGCATAACAGAGAAGTAGACGCATCAAGAATGCGCAAGTTTAGAATACCTTGTTCGATGTCATACCAGTTCATGATCCGAGGCGGAAAGTTAGATGTGATCTACTACCTACGAAGCTCAGACTACAACACACACCTTGCACACGACCTCTGGCTTTGCGATGAATTAAGAAATCACATTGCTAAGGAAATAGGAGTACCACCTGGAATACTCTTCTGTAATGAAGGAAGCTTACACGTCTACAAAAATTATGGAGGGAAGGAAGAGCACATCTTCTAAAGCACTATGTTAAACAAGAAAGAGAAGGAAATGATGGCTTCATTTGAAGCTAGAGTTGAATGGTTCGAAAAGAAAACATCTGAGTTACGAGATGAAGTACGAACTCACAAAGACGAGAAAGAGCAAGCTCAGAAAGAGCTTAAGACATATCAAGACAAACTCATTGGTGAGGTAGGATGGCTACGTGCACTTGTGTCTAGTACGTTCGCACGTGAGACTATGATGAAAGAACCCAATGGTGTAGTACACAGATCTTGGTCTTCTCCAATCGAGGAAACAACCTACAAGAGATGGCCTTTGCCACATAACCACAACAGAGGTTACTAAAATGAGTGAACAGACAAGGTTGAACCGAGATGAATATTTCATGGCACAAGCGCTTATGGCAAGTTTGCGTAGTACGTGCGATAGAGCAAGAGTTGGATGTGTCATTGTAAATGACAAGAAAGTTCTTGCTACAGGATACAATGGTAGTAAATCCGGCGAACCGCATTGCGACGAGGCTGGACATGAAATGGTTGATGGACATTGTGTTCGCACAATTCATGCAGAAAGAAACGCTATATCTAGAGCATGGACTGACGTGCAAGGTGCAACTGTGTATGTCACTCATTCTCCTTGTCGAGACTGTTATGCTTTGTTGAAGGAAGCAGAGGTTGGGAGGATCGTCGCTCTTATACCATACGGACAAGTACCAGATGACGTTGAGTTTGTTCACTCAGCATTCTTAGAAAAGTTACATAAGCTCGGTCTGGAGGTGTTCCCATGACTGAACTGTGGAACTTACTAGACGAGCTAGAAGCTACAAGCGGTAAAGCTAAGCAGGGTGTGTTAAAACGCATCCTCTCTCTTCCAGATGGAGAAGAATATATTCGGTGGGTATTCAATGGAGTTGTGTACGGTTTGAGCGATCAGACTTTAGCTACAACGTTCAATGCGGATATTCGGCCAGACGTAACAATCAATATGATGGAGCAAGCAACCGGAAATGATTCTGAGTTCTCCGCTATTGATCCCAGTCATGTAACAGGTCATGCACTACAAGAGTTCCTCAAAAGTTCATTCATTGATTTTTCCCCTAGAAAAACAAAATGGATAGCGCGTGGCCTGTTGCATGATCTTAAATCTGGTGCAACGATTAAGACAGTCAACAAGGTTCTTCGCTCAATGAAGAAAGAAGAGATCTATGTATTTGAAGTACAGCTCGCAGGAAAGTGGGAGAAAGCAAAGTTCGACTACCCAGTATTTGTAGAAGAAAAGTACGATGGTGTTCGTGCGTATGTAGAAGTCAAAAACGGTAATGTTCAGATCACAAGCAGACACGGTAATTCGCTCTTAGAGAAGTTTCCAAAGATCGCAGCGCACTTGGCCACTTTATTCCCTAAGGAACACGTCATCTTAGACGGAGAGATCGTCAGTACAGACTTTCAACTACTCTCTACGCGTGTTCATAGGAATGAAGCAGACAATGATATACCACTCAAGTATGTAGTGTTTGACTGCCTCTGGTATGGAGAAGACGATGTGTCAAAAAGAAATCAACACGACCGTAGACATTTCGTTGAAGCATGCTGCTACGGAGCAGACGAGGATATTGTATGTGAAAGCAATTTGATCAAAGCTCAGAATGAAGAAGAGCTTGACACGTTCTATAGCGAAATCATCAGTAAAGGTGGAGAGGGTGTGATTGTAAAGAACTTGGACAAACCATACGAATCTGGATCGAGAAAACATTGGTGGAAAAGGAAACCGAAACACACAGTCGACCTAAAGATCTATGATTTTGAAATGGGTAACGGTAGAAAGTCCAATGTAATTGGCAGTCTTCATTTGATAGATAAGAGTGAAGAGATCAAGTGTAGAGTTGGAAGCGGACTTTCAGATGATTGGAGCCAAACGCTTACAGAAATGCATGAGAAAGGAGAGCTCATTGGAAAAATCGTAGAGATTGAATACTTTGAGATAACTCGCACAAACGGAATCCGGTTTCCAAGGTTCATCACCTTACGAACAGATAAGTCTGAACCAGATCGGATCCAAGTAGGTTGATCAAGATGACAAGAGTTAAATGTCCTGGAATACGGAGAAAAGATGGAAGCTCAGCTGGATGTGGTAGTAAAGTTTTCAGACTAGATGATACAGCAACAAGGTTAGAAGTACAGTGCAACAAGTGTGGTAATCTCATGCTTGGATTCGATAAGAAAAAACAAGGCGATGGGAACACAAAGCAGCGAGACGAGATTTAGAAACAGTTTAAACTATTCTTTTAGAGAGAACCGCGACGCAATCTGGTTTTTAAAGCTCCAAGTGAATGTACACGCACACACACGGAATGTTGCAGACTTCTTAATTCACACACGTGATCTACATGCAGTTGAGATCAAAGAGATAAAGAAGAGCGATCGCTTTGCATTCAAGAGGCTTTCACAAGATGAAGAGCTTAGCATATTTCACAACCCAATACAGAGGCGGAAGGGTTGGGTGTTGTTGAATTTCTGGAAAGGTAGGATGACGAAGAGTCCTTCTTTTCTAATACCATACCCAGACTTCGTAAAACTGAGGAATTCTGTTAACAAAAAGAGTGCAAACATTAAGGATATTCGTGCACTCTTGCCGCATACTGAATTACAAAATAATGGAAAGTACTGGGAGCTGTACGGGTGGTTCGTATGAAGTGTGAAATTTGTGGGGAAGAATTTTCACATAAGCGTTGGAACCAAAAGACGTGTTCGAAAAAGTGTAGCCGAGCTCTTCAGACAATTCGAGATGTAGTAACAAAACACTCAAAGAACGAAGAACGTTTGAAGAAGATCAGAGAAGAACGTAGAAAATGGAGAGAGCAGAATTACATCAAAGCACGGCAACTATCACATGAGTGGAGTAAGAAGAAGAGTGAGGAAATGAAAGCGATTCAAAGAGGTCTTGAGCAGATTGACCCAGATGAATTATTGAAAATGGTGAAAGAGCAGATGGAAGTAGAAAAGAAGAAATGCAAATTTACATCCTGGATGTTGAACCCAACGAAAGGCTACCCAGTGCGATTCATTGTCGGAGAGCGCCCAGGTGAGAGACCGGCTCATATGATAAAAAGCAAATGCTGGACTGTCACGAGATCAGGTGAGTTAATGTCGAAGGGATTAGCAGGATTGAATAATGTTTGGATGACGAATATCATTCTCAATGAGACGAGAACCCAAGACGGAATCAAGAGACTTCAGAAAGAAGCCGATAAGCATAAACCAACGATGATCATTTGCCTTGGAAAGTTTGCGGCTAAGCATGTCAAGAAGATCAAGACTGGTGCGGAGATCATTGAGATGCATCACCCTAGCTACATGCGCCGTTTCAAGCCAGATAAGATCACCGAGTATTTATATAAAATACGAGGCTTGCTTTCTAAGGCCGTTTAAAGCCGCGCTAATGGACGCGATTGTTTATCCATGTGTTACCATTGGGGGGACCCGTTGCGTCCATTATACCTATTCTTTTCTATATGGTTAATGTATACATTAGGAATAATCAAGTGGATCCATCAAGAACACCCTCCGAGAAAGGTTTATATATACCAATAGAGGAGTATATTTATGGCACACGCAAGCTCAATGGAAAGACTCAAGAAGCACATGAAGAAGCTTCGAAAGCAAGGGAAGCACAGAGATCGAGGGAAAGCACGAATGACATTGGAGAGTCGATATCTGAGTCTGAAACATGACAAGGAAAACAACCAGTTGCCGCCGTATCGATTCAAAGAACTCGAGAGACTCGAGCAAGATCTTGCTCAACTCAAGAGGGAAGAGCTCGAAGAAAGACATGCTGAATCAAAAGCTGAAAGAGAGTTTGCATTCGAAAAAGCTTCAGAGAAATTGAAAGAGCAGCTTGAGAAGAGAGCCATCAATCTATCAGCATTAGATGGGCTCGTTGAGAAAGACGCGATCAAAAGATCAAAAAAGAAAGTACGTCGTGCTGAGAAGCAGATTGCTAAGTGGCAAGAAAAGAAAGAAGAAGCAAAAAAAGAATTAGATGATTTCTTAGAGAAAATTCATTCTCTGTCAAAGTGAGCACGAATTACATCGATCCATCTCTTCGCTACTGAACGAAAGATCGGGATGATTGCCGTGACCAATTCAACGATTTGTAGAACGAGGTTATAGATCTGTTTGACCATGAACCAGATATCAACCACGAGGTCTCTGGTTTCAAGGTATGTGTCTTTAACTTCGGCCCACAGATTAGCGAAGTAGTTCAAGTCAACTCCTTTCACTGCTTCAGCATGATATCCGCTTTTTACCGTTTTCATTTTTTGTTACCTCCATTGTGTTGCACAATCTGTTTCATGTGCCTTTGCGCTTTTGAAACTTCCTTCATCATCTTTGGTCTAAATTTCTGGTCTCCCGGGCTGATGCTGGCATAGATGAAGTAAGTTAGTGCTACGATCAATAAAATCTTTGGAACGATCAGAATGCAAGGAATCTTCATTATCTCTGAGATATTTGGGCTGAATATACCATATTCCGAAGTCGTTACTGTCATGAAAAACGTTGTGTCTATCAAAACCGCTATCAGCAAAAGCCACACGCCTCTGATCACGCTCGTCTTCTTCATCTCGAAATAGGCTTTTCCGTACAAATATACTGCTATCAACGCTGCAATCATTACGGTGAAATATACACCGAGAACTAGTAAATGCGGTATTCCGAATTCTATCATTGTCATTGATCTCTTTCATAATCTATCCTGGAATAAAGAAGGAAGCGATCTTCGGAGCACCTAGAGCTACCATCAATGCTCCAATCAATATCAAGATCAGCCACCAATATTTATCTGTCAATACTTGTAATTTAGCCATCACTGTGTGATGATTTGTTTGGTCTCGTTCAGCATGAAGAATGTTGTGATCATTCAGTGTTTTCAGGTTATCTTTGAGGTGCTCAAGTGTTTGCGCTGTTTGCTTTTGAGCTTGGCTAATTTCTCCGATGGCTTGAGCGATCATCAAGTTTGTATCTTGTTTGGTTGCCATCTATCTAATCGTGCCAGTCCACGCCTCCAAGAAATTCTTTTGTAAGAGTTTGTAGCTTACCCAACCATATCCACTCTTACCCCAACGAGTCCCCCAAGAGTTCTGGAATAAGATCGCTCCAGTTGTTCCGTCAGGATTTGGATGTGTATCGTCGTAACCACAAGCTAAGAGTGCATGTCCTCCAGCATTCCTACCAGTGTGCGGAACGTCTCCACTTCTTGGTGTATTGAAGATCGTGTCATACACAAACATTCCGAATGCAACCGGCTTCTCTTGAGCTAGTGCAGTCTTCATACCTTCAACACTATACACTCTGTTGTAGCTCTTCAATCTCCATAAACCTGAGAACCAAAACGCTATTCTTGCAGGATCATCATTATATTTTGAAGTTTTATACGGCCATAATTGCTCTGGTGTAATTCCAACATTCTTACAAACCTTTGCTCCATCTCGTAAGAATTGTCCGCTGTCTTCTGGGTATTGACCACCGTACGCATCTTGTCTAACGACATAGTAGTGAAACAATTCAGAAAGAGGCATATCATTCCAACTGATGCTATCCTTCTTTGCAAGATGTTCAGTCAAACTAGCAAAAGCATGCGAACCGCAGGATCCAATTGTGCCTTGATCCTTCACTGAAGGATTCCATTCACTAAGATCAACATTTTGAGGAAGCTCCGCTGCAGCTACAGCTTTCAATGCATAGATGTCATCTCGATCGTCTTTTGGACTTGCCTTTACGTTCAAGATGTATTTCTTCGTATGTTCAATCTCTCTGCTGTGCTTTCGAAAAGGTTTAAGCACGAGTGAGATGATTGATCTTGTTAGTTTTCTTATCATAGTTCTACACTCCAAGTACGACTACACTTTCACACACAATATCTTCCGTGTCGTCGTTCTGTCCTGTCAACTGAATGTAATTCAAGTTCGAAAAATCTAAGTCGCCTGTATCAAGCATGTACGTAACAGTCCATCCTACATCAAAGAAGCCGCTCGCACTACTTCCATCACGTACAATTGTCTTGTATAAAGTATTGCTAGCGAAAGCTGCGTTCTCACCTGCTCTTAGGCGTATGGTGGCGGTGTTGTTATTGTTCAGGCTGGCGTGTCCTGTGGCTATAACGATTATTCTGTCACTGACGGCGTCCGCAGCCACTTGCACTTCACCTATCTTTGATTCAGTGTTGCCTCCAGCAGTGCCTCCTGTTTGATCCTGTCCAACGAATCCTAATCCTCCTGCTATAGCTGCAAATCCTGAACCACTTCCAAGCTTCAATTCAGAATCATCGCTATCGTAGTAGATAACTCCTGCTGCGTCTGCTGGTGCACTTGCAGTAGGTGTTGGTTCGAGCTTGATCGCTCCTTTAACTATTCTTGTCATTAGATTGTCCTCCCGTATAAACGAATGCTGCCGTTGAATAAGCCACTTCCTGATTCAGCGTAAAAGGAAAAGCTTGCAATTTGAGTACTTCCACCTATAGCTATCTCACTTTGCACGAGCTGTTCGTTGTATGACGCAACTCCTTCACCAGTAAGTTGACCCATACCAGGAATTCTTCCTTTCGTATTATTCCAGAATGTGTGGTGTCCTATAACAGGAATCAACGGGGTACCATCAATACGACCCATCTTTATCTGAGTCTGGCTTGTTTGTGTTGAAAACCCACTTGAGGTTGCAAATCGCTGACTGTAAATTGTAGTACTAAGGCCATTCACTCGTAGAGCAAACACAATCACGTTGCTGTTGCTATCCCACAAGTTCCATTCAATTCTGATCTCGTCGTAAGCAGTATAATCTTCCGCTGTATTTAACGGACCAGATGCTGCACTGGGAGTAAGTTCTTCAACAAGAACCCATCCGAAAGCGTCTGCCTTCACCGGTACTGTTGCTCCGCTATCTCTGTATTTCAATTGTTCGTCTGTACTGTTGTACCAGACTTGTCCTTCAACAGGTGATCCAGGATCTGATGATTGATTGCTAAGTAGGATGTTTGTTCCAGCGACGTCTCCAGTAGCATTCACATCGCCTGTTACTTCTTTATCTCCGCGTGTTTCTACCATTATTATACCTCCTTGTCATAAAATCTTCCTGCTTCTTTTTCTTCAACAAACATCTTATGAAGCATAAGTCTTCCATCATGAAGATCATCTGGAGTTGACTCGTTATCATCTTTGTCAATTATAGTGAGCACTTCACTTTCTTGTTTGAAAACAATACTTTCAGATGGAGTCTCTCTTCCAATCCATGTTTCGCTCCAGTCAGCTGGCTCTTCGTCGAGTACTTCACTCCATACTCCAAGCAAACGTTCTATGAGCACATCATCATTGCCTGTGTCATCTAGACTGTTATCAACACAGGCAGTTCGTAACTCCTCTGTGCTGAATGCTAGAAATCCTTCTTCTGCCATCTTTATACCTCGTAGTGAACAGCGTAGCCTGCGTTGCCTCCACTTCCTCCGTTTACGTTTTTCGTTCCTATGTCTGTTGGCGTAACCAAGACGATTATTCCACCGCCTCCACCTCTTCCGGCTCCGCCATTTCCAAATAATCCATTACCGGCATAGTACGAAGTTCCTGAGCTACCATTTCCGCCGTTGGCGTTGAACGTCGGACTTGGGCTGCCTGATTCTGCCTCTGCATACAAGTAGATGTAACCGCCTGCTCCACCGCCTGAGCCTCCTGTTCCAGCAACTCCAGCAACAGATGTAGAAGCTGAGCCGTTTCCTCCGTTCA